TCATCACCACAACCAGCAAATCGCTGATACTTGCTGTGGGATACCAGTTATTTACCAGCCATGCTGACACCGAAAACTCCAGCGTCATGTGACCGTGACCGGCAGGCATATCAATAACGCCACTGTAAATCAGCGTATTATCCAGCGCGGTACGGTTATAAATTTCAGCACCGTTTTTCCGCACTATCAGACGGCATGAGGAGTAAATATCAGTATGCTCTCTCTCATGTTTAGCGCCGCTGAATGCCACCGCCGGAATAACAATCTGCCGGTCAAACGGCTGATCGTCATAAACCCTGACGGTAATGGTCCCTGATGGCCACCGCTCCGGTGCACGGGAGTCCCGGGGGAAAGCTTTGCCCACTGTTTTAACGAGATCGCCTTCAATCTGGTTCGCGGACAGTTTTCCCAGAACCCGACAGTTCCCGTTAATCGTGACGTTGTTGAGCGTCCCGGAATTCGCATTCACGTTACCGCTGATATCAGCATTTCTTGCGGTCAGCCTGCCCTCCGGCGTCAGGGAAAACGTCGGGGGATTGGCGGATGACGTGATACTCACCGCAAACAGTCGTTTCAGGAACACATCGTTCATGAACAACTGATTCCCCTGCGCCACAAATAACGGCGTGGTGTTGCCGTCCTCCGGGTTAATCATCGCAATACGGTCAGCCAGCAGCAGTATGTTGCTCAGGGGCTGGCCATCAGTATCCTCAATCCCCGCTCCAATACCGGCAACATAGGGTATGCCATTTTTTGTTTTCTGTACCTTCAGCATGTAAAGTGCAGCAAGGTCATCATTTGTGTCCTTCTGCACGCGCTGTATCTGCTGTATGATGGCGCTCTGGTTCTCCAGCGTTTTACTGACCGTCTGTGTGATTTCATTGCGGGTTTCCGTGATGGTGGTCTTCATCTCCGCCATCTCATCCGCAAGCTGGCTGTTGTCTATCAGCTCCCATAGCCCCTGAGCCAGATGCAGTTTTCCTATTTTTTCCCGGAAAAATTCCAGATACCCTTCACCATCATTGCTGGGCTGCCCGCTGACTTCCACAAACGCAGATTTCCCCACCAGGTTGACGCTGCGCACGTAAAACCAGAAATCCGTCCCCGGCTTAATCCGGCTTCCCTGGACAGTCCACTGACTGCCGGTCCCCAGATAACGGGCAGAGGTTTCCACCTGAGATGTATCTGCGATTTTTGTCTCCGAAAACCAGAACTCAAACTGTACCGTCGGGTCATACACCGCAAGACGCGGGACCGCTGTTATCTGAAAATAGCCCGGTGTCAGCTCAATCGTGGCGGGTACCGCAGGTGCATTAATCCTGAACGTGGTGGTGGCCGGTTCCCCCTGCTGGCCATAACTGTTAATCGCCCTGACCGTCAGGGTGTATTCCCCCGGCGGCAGACCACTGGAACGATGCTCTGTATCCGCAGTGATGGCGGTGGTCACCAGACGGCTGCCTTCTCCGCTTCCGCTGGTCAGGCGCAGACTGAAGCGCACGCCCTTCACCACCCGCGGCGTGTCCCATTTCACCTGCGCCAGATACTGGCCGTCAGCTGCGCTCACCTCCACCGTCAGGTGCTGCACTGCCGGAGGGATGACGCTGTTCAGGGTGCCTGACTGCGGCTCAAAGCGGGCACCGTTATCCACGATGGCTTCTTTTTCCGGTACGTGCTGCACCGCCGTGATGGCAAAGGTGCCGTCCGTGTTTTCCCGGACGGAGACACAGCGGAACAGGCGACGACGCAGTGACGGCAGGGAGAGTCCCCATACACCGTATGTCTCCACGCCATCCGGCAGGGTGCTGACCTGTATCCGGTCCGGCGCGGGGTGTGCAGTGATGGCCACGCTCACCGGCTTACCGCTGCCGTTAATCAGGTTCACCGTCGGTGTACCTGTCTCCGGCAGGGTCACCTCACGGTCCAGTGTCAGGGTGCGGCTGGCGGCATCGATGGACAGGACACGTCCGCCGGTCATGGTCCCGGCATAGTCGTTATCACAGATTTCAATAATGTCACCGGGTGTGTGACGCAGCCCCTGTGACCCGAGCGTGAAATCCATCGTCTGCGTTTCCAGCAGTCCGGTCTTTATCACCCACAGCCCGGCACGGTGGGCCTGACCGCGACTGGTGCAGCCGAACGCATCCATCTTCAGCAGGTTGCGCCCGTAGCGCAGTATGGCTTCCGGGTCTTCCACCAGTTCCGTGGAGGTCTGCCAGCCGTTCTGCGGGTCGGTGTAATTCACCTCCACCGCCGTGTGGCGGTCCTTCAGGGCGCTGAAGCTGTAGCGAAACCCCACGCCGTTATCATCCACCACCACATCACTGCTGGTGTAGGGCCACACCACATCTGACGGACGGTCCTGCACAAACGTCAGCGTCTTGCCGTTCCATACCGGCATACGGCGCATCGCCGAGCAGAAATCACTGAGAACGTCCCACGCCTTACGCTGTTGTGACAGGTACGCATTGAAAGTCATCCGCGGCTCTGTGCCCCCGAAACCATCCGGGACCGTCTGGTCGCAGTACTGCGCGTGCGGCTGGCGGCATCGATGGACAGGACACGTCCGCCGGTCATGGTCCCGGCATAGTCGTTATCACAGATTTCAATAATGTCACCGGGTGTGTGACGCAGCCCCTGTGACCCGAGCGTGAAATCCACCGTCTGCGTTTCCAGCAGTCCGGTCTTTATCACCCACAGCCCGGCACGGTGGGCCTGACCGCGACTGGTGCAGCCGAACGCATCCATCTTCAGCAGGTTGCGCCCGTAGCGCAGTATGGCTTCCGGGTCTTCCACCAGTTCCGTGGAGGTCTGCCAGCCGTTCTGCGGGTCGGTGTAATTCACCTCCACCGCCGTGTGGCGGTCCTTCAGGGCGCTGAAGCTGTAGCGAAACCCCACGCCGTTATCATCCACCACCACATCGCAGTTGGTGTACGGCCACACCACATCCGACGGGCGGTCCTGAACGAACGTCAGCGTCTGGCCGTTCCATACCGGCATACAGCGCATCGCCGAGCAGAAATCACTGAGAACGTCCCACGCCTTACGCTGTTGTGACAGGTACGCATTAAAGGTCATCCGCGGCTCTGTCCCTCCGAAGCCATCAGGGACACGCTGGTCACAGTACTGCCCGATGGCATACAGCGCCCACTTGTCCACATCCGCGGCCCCCAGGCGTTTTCCCATGCCGTAGCGCGGGTGAGTCAGCATGTCCCACAGGCACCAGGCCGGGTTGTTGCTGTATGCCGGTTTCAGGCTGCCGTCCCAGATGCCGCTGTACGTGCGTTTTTCCGGGTCATAGTTTGACGGCACCTGGATGATGCGACCTCGGATATGGTAGTTCACCGTCATCTGCTGGCCGCCAAACTGCTCCGCATCCACCTGCAGCCCCACAATCGCCGTGTTCGGGTAGCACTGTTTCACATCGATGATTTCGGTGTATGACGACCAGAGCGTCTTATTCTGCAGCTGGTCCGTGGTGCTGTCCGCCGTCTCCCGGACCATCCGGATGTTAAAGGGACGGGGAGGCAGATTATCCAGAATCACCGACGCCAGGAACTGCGAGGTGGTCTTGCCGTTAATGGTGACATCCTTTTCCGTCACCCAGTTACCGTTACGCTGCAACTGAATCAGCAGTCGGACAGAAGAGTGATTACGGTCGCCCTTTGAGGTGGTCTCCAACAGTGACTGCACCCCGAAGGTGACCCGCAGGCGGTCAATGTTCGCGGACGTAATGGTGCGCGTCACCGGCTTTGCCTTCGTCACTTCCACGCCCAGTGCGGTTTCAGCTCCGGAAGACTCAAAGCCTTCAGGTGGTGTCTGCTCCTGCTCCCCGGCGCGCCAGACCGCTGTCACACCATGTATCACAGGATTACCGTCCGTGTCCGTCAGCGGGGTTTTGTTCACCAGGATACTCTGCAGCCCCTTCACCGGACCTTCAATCGGCCCTTCACCAATGGCATCAATCACGCTCATCATCTGCGTGGACTTAAGATTGTCCTTTGCCTCAACCGGCGTGTGCGCCCTGCCGCCACCTTTACCCATAATGTTCCTCTCAATTGGTATTATTAATCGCAGTGATAGGATATTGCACAGCTATTGCGCGATATCATCAGAACGCTGTTTGTTACCCTGTAACCAGCAAGCTCAGTCTGTTAACGGAATTAATGAGGGTTTTATGAAATGTAAAATCATTGCTGCCATTGCCATGCTGACAGCAGCATCATGCGGATACGCAGCAGAACAGGAAGTCCCAATGAACCTTGTCAGTGCTGACGGAAAAGAAGTCAGCATTGGAAAAATAACCATTCAGGAGACCCCCTACGGTCTGCTGTTCACACCAGCCCTTCACTCTCTGTCTGAAGGCATTCATGGTTTTCATGTGCACGAAAAAGGAAATTGCGCCCCGGCACTGAAAGACGGAAAACCGGTCGCAGCATTATCGGCTGGCGGTCACTTTGACCCGAAAAACACCGGCAAACATCTTGGCCCCTGGTCTCCGGATGGACACCTGGGCGACCTCCCTGCGCTGTTCGTGACGCATGACGGAAAAGCGAACTACCCGGTCCTGGCCCCGAGACTGAACTCATTAAAAGAGATTAAAGGGCGTTCTCTCATGCTTCATGCTGGCGGTGATAACCATCATGACCATCCGGAGCCCCTGGGCGGTGGTGGTGCGAGAATGGCCTGCGGCATCATTCAATAATCAGTCAGGTAAGGGGCGGGCCCCTTACCTTTATTCCTCAGGACGATAAATCCTTTCTCCCTGAAAAGAACGGCACATCCTCCCTCTCTGAGTTAATGTTTTTGTCGTGACATAAGAATAATTCCTTACACTCAATCTTCGTAACGCTCCCGCAGTTCCTGTCCGTGAGCACTGCGGGATTTTTTCGCTTTCATGCCTGCCGCCCGATAACCACCACCTTCCCGTCTCCGCCCTCATCACGGGTGCTGATGTCCTGGGATATCCGTCGTGAACCAACCAGCATTTCACCATAAGGCACCGGCATCGGGTTCCCCTGGGCAATCATGTTATCCAGTGACGAAAAGTACGTGTTCTGTCTGCCGTTATCCGTTGCGCGGTAATCCGGTGTTTTTGCCTTCGGGGCCAGCATCTGGGCCACACCGCCCAGAATCATGCTGGCCCCCAGTGAAAACAGCATCGTGGTGGCAGAAAAACCACCGGCTGCCAGGGCTGAACCCCATAACGCCATTGATGCCCCGGCCGTGAAGAAAGAGCCCACGATGGCTGCCGCCCCCAGCACAATCTGCAGTCCGCCCTTTCCGGCCCCGGCCAGTCGCGGCACAATATGGATGACCGCCCCCTCACCCAGAGGTTCGTGAAGACGGGCGTACACCGCCTCCGGTGCCGTGTCCTCACCGCGAATACGTATCTGGTACCAGCCTTCGTTCATCTGACGGCGGAATCCCGGCATCTGCAGCGACAGGGCACGGATGGCTTCCGCTGCCGTGTTCACATACAGGCTGAGGCGGCGGCCAAATCGTTGCAAATCCCCGTGAAGGCAGATGCGTGCCAGTGGCGGTGACGCCAGACAGAATGCGTTCGTCGTTGCCATTTTTCGGAATACCTCTCCCGTTTACTCAGTTGTTCAGGCAGATGGTGAAGCAGCTCACCGTTGCCGCAGTAAATGGCGGCATGGTTCGGTACCGAAGCACCAAAGCAGCACAGCAGAATATCGCCCGCCTGTGCAGAGGACAGGGGCACCCGGTAAAAGCCGGTGACCGCCATATTGTCCAGGTAAAGGTTCTGACCGTTGCGCCACCAGTCATCCTCACGCTCAAAATCCGGCATTTCAGTCCCCGCCAGATGATAAGCATCCCGGAACAGCGTGTAACAGTCCGTCACCCCGTGCTCAAAGCGCCGTCCTGTCAGATGTGGCACACAGCGGAATTTATGAATTTCCCCCCGGCAGACCAGCCACCAGGACAGTGCACTTTTTATCTGCAGCCGCCGGTCGGCCTCGCTCAGCCAGGGCAGACCACCGGGATGACTGTGGACCAGTGCCACAATCTCCCCCTGCATCTCTGCCCGCAGCCAGTCTTCCGGTGCAATACGAAAATACGCCTCCGGCTCTGCAGAGATATTCACACAAGGGATATACCGCTCCCCCTCCGGCGTTCTCACCACGAAGCCGCACGACTCCGCAGGCACACACCGCCGGGCATGCGCCAGAATCGCTGATTCTGTCTGTGTCATTGGATTTACTGCGAAAGTTTGTTAATGGAAAGGAAACCGCCGAAATTAGCCACCATGCCGCGCATCTCACACCCGCGCATGCATTTACTGCATCTGTCCTTCCGGATATCCGTGGTGGGGTTGTCGAACTCATCCGCCACCGCAGGACCGTGATAACCGCATTCATCTCCCCGGTAATCCCACATACAGGTGTTCGCCAGCATGATGCGACCGGGAAACAGCGCTCCGTCCGTCTCCGTCGGTGTTGCCAGCACAAACGAGGCTGTCATGGCCGTCAGCTCTGACATCTGCTCCACCACCCAGCGGTCGCTCAGCTCCTGCTCCGGGTCGCCTCCGGATTGCCCGCCACAAAATTCACCGCATCCAGAAAACGGGCATACACCCGGCGGCGGACCACCGTGGCACCCACCAGGCTCTGCAAATCCTCCGCCATCCCGGTGACAAGACCGAACAGATTGGACACCGTCAGCGACGGGCGGGCACTGCTGCCCTTTCCGTTCATCTCAAAGCCACTGCCCTCAATCGGGTACGCCTGATATTGCCGCCCCTGCCAGGTCACCGGCTCCCTTTTTTCATTCAGCTCATTGCAGAAAAAATACCGCTCACCGCCCTGCACCGTCAGGTCGATTTCCCAGAGCACCACCCGCGGTGACTGCTCTGACTTAACCGACTCGTTCAGGCTTTCTTCATGAATATTCTGCATCAGTTCACCACCTGCTCTATCGTGCAACTGAAATCACTGTACCGGGCATTATCCGTGACACTCCACTCACGGCACACAACCCTCACCGTCCGGTTATGTTTCGGCGGTCGCCACAAAAAGGCACGGTAACCACCATGCCAGGATAAAAATTCATCCAGCCAGCGCCGGGTTGACTCATCCGTCACCCGGAACACCGCCTGAAACGTCTTCAGTTGAGGATTCAGCCCTGTGGGGCGGCGCTGTTCATAACCGTCACCAAACCGCACCCTCACCACCGACGGCTTCTCACTCACCTGCATCCCTTCACGCGGGACCAGATGCAGCGTTTTTATCTCAGCCACTCAGCATTCCTCCGTCACGTCGCATGGACAGCATCACCGCCTGCACCCGCTGGTCAATCAGCTGCACAAGACTGCCTGCCGCCTCCGGCCCTATC